TATTCGCTGGGATCGTCCGCTCCGATGTCGTCGCCACAACAGCGCCAGTGCCCTGATCGACGTGGGTCATGGTCGTGCACACAACGACGTAGAACCCCTTAGCTAGCGCACTCGTCCCAGTGGTTGTGCTGGCTGCGGTCACAGATACGGAGATGTCAGCACCCCACGATGGATAGCCAGCCGAGTCTCGAACAGCACCAGTTGATAGGTCTATCACTGGGTACGCTATTGCCACCCCGCATGTCGACATGATCAATGCAAGAACGATCGCAGATGCGTATTTCATTTCTTGCCCCCTGCGCCAAATGAATATACGACCTTCTTGCTCGGCTTGATCCTAGCCACAGAACGGACTATCTGAGTCGTCGGCTTGCGCGACTTGGCCTTGGCCTGCGGTTTTCGCCATGCAGTATCTGCATTCTGCCTGTCGGCCCTACGCGCGATGCCAATCGCCATGTCCCGAGCCTCAGACACGCTCTTAGGTTTCCCGAGCTCTCGATAATGCGAATGGATGCGAGCGCTCATTCGCTCAATCGCGGCGCGCGCTTTTGATTCGTCGGCCACTATCGACCCTCAGCCCTGGCAGCCTTCTTGTTCTCTGGTGCTACCGAGAAAACCTCAGGGTTCGCCGCCTCCAAGAACCTTCGATGCTCAGCGGCTGACGTCTTGCGATCGTTGTACGGCGCCTTGTCATGCTTCATGTTCTCGGTCAAGTCGTTCACGCTCTGTTCAACCAGTGCCTTGAGGATGGCCGGCGGGCATACGGCACCTACGGCCTCTTCGGCCAATCTGAACCCCCTAGCCTCCCATGCCTCACGCGCCATGGGCAGATCTCGCACCTGACCATTGCTGTGTGTGACCTTCCTCGTGATCTCGACAGTCGATGAAACCTGCTTCTCAATGGGGTATTTGATGATCACTGGACATGGGCGACCGTGCTCATTCAATTGCCATCCGCCACGATTGTTGCCCTTCCACAGGTCAATCGTTGCAACCGTCATCGGCTTATGTGGGTCCAGAAACACACAGTCGATGCCGTTGATTTGCCCGGAGAAGCCACTCGCCATGTCGGCGGCTAAATCAGTGCCCATATGTTTGCATCCCCCATTTGGAATCAAGCCACCGACGAGCACGGCTAGCGTTATGCAGGCCGTGCTCTGTCGATGACTTAGTCACTAGGCGTCTGTGATCAGGCTCGAACCGGCGCCGTCCACGATCTCAGCTGCGTTGTAGCATGCATGGACGACGAGCAGGTCACCGATATACCGAGGCTCGCGACGAGTCTCGACCGTCGGCGCCCACTTCCACACGAACTTCAGCGCTCGCTTGACCGCGAACAACGCACCGGCTCGGTCCGCGCCGGCGTTGGCCGTCGGGACGTTCGAGGATGCGATGATCGGGACACCGAACAAAGTCCCCTTGTAGTTGGGGTTCGAGCCGGGCATGAGCTTGAGGAACCCACCAAGCGGCGCCTCCATGTCGTTGCCAAACACCGTGCCTCCGGCGGCCACGACTGCCGAGCGAAGGTCGAAGATTTGGATTGGATGGAGTGCGGCAACCATCGGCCCCTTGGTCTCGTCTGCGTTCTCGAGATTGAAAATGAGCGTCAGGAAGTTGGCGACCGTTGCGTCGACGCCAGACGCCCCTGCCGTGTTGCTGAACGAGGCAAGCAGCGCTGTCGTATCGACATCGATCTTGTTCGCCAACGCACGGCCGAAGTTAGCCGCCGCTTCCTCATAAGTGATCAATGATCCCTTCTGAGAGAAGTCCGTGACAACGCCAACCAAGGCAACACCAGATGTCGTCTGAGTGACAGACGTCGGGTTGAGAGCCGTGTTGGTCGTTAGTTCCGTGCCATCCGTTACGGCCGCAGCGTTCGCAGTCGTCGGATGTTTGACCGTCTTGAGGGCAAGTGTGGGCTCTCCCTCGATCGACTTGATGTCGAAGTACTCCAGGATGGTGAGGCCAGGTCTCGCCTCCATCACGATCATCCGTTCGAGGGCAGCGGTCAGCGCAGCGTCAGCGTCAAATACAATTTCATTGGCCATCTCTGATTCTCCCTATCACCCCCGTCCGTTCTTGGCTGATAGCTGCGACTTGCCGTAGTTGTCCCAGTACTTCCTGAAGGTGTCGGTTGACATCTCTTGGATGTCCTTCTTGGTCACCTTCGTGTAATCAAGGCTGGGGCCACCAGGCGTAGCCGAAGCCGCAGACGTTCGAGCGGCATGGGGCTTGGTTGTTGGCGTTTCAGTCGCCGACGCGAACAAGTAGGGCTTAGACGTGAATAGGGAATCGACCGCGGTCTGTGCGGCCTTCGAGAGTGCATCGCCATCGGTGACGTCGACTGCCCCTAGGTCGGCCAATGCGTAGAGATCGGATGCATCCCGGATCCCCTTTGCATGGCCCGCCATCATAAGGGCGTTCGTGCGTCGCTCGTTGGCGAATAGCTCACGTAGGCTTTCAGCTTCCTTGGTCTTCTGTTCTGCAAGAGTCCGGTACTCTCCAGATTCAGCGAGCCGCTTTTCCTCGGCCGCCTTCTGGTTCTTCTCGATCGTCTCGAGCTTACGTGACGTTTCGAGATAGAGACCCTTGTAGTGTTCCAGTCCCTGTTCAATCTTCGACCTACCCTCGCGATCGGATGCATCGCTTGGGTTAGCCGACGCAGCAATAGGCAACTTGCCGGCATCGGGTTGCCCAGCCTGAACGCCTGCCGGGTTGGTTGTGGTGGTTTGATGGGAAGCCTCTGGCATCAACTCTCCCTATTGACAGTGTAACCCATTAACACAGTTGCGGCCAAACGAGTGCGCCATGCGGGTCACTGCGTAGCAAGGGTCACTGCGTATAGCACGTCACTGTGTCCAAACGCGAACACTATAGGACTGGCTTGCGGGGTCGACTGCACCCACCGTGACATTGCAGACGCGTACAACGACTGTGTCATCGGCTGTTGCGTAGCACATGGCTACGAGGCCAGCCTCGAAAGTTGCCCCTGTCCCTACCGCACACGGATCGCTGACGCCAGCGTTTGGGACAGAGATCGTAGATGAGTCCGTGCAGGTGTTCGCCGGTATGGAGGCTATGTCCTTGGCCGCCGTTAGCTCAGCGTGATCGGTCAGGCCGGTGTTCGCTTCCTTCTGCACCTTCTGGGTTGCCACGGCATACACGACACCGGTGGCCGATAGGCTGAGAACGAACACAACCGCTGCGGCCTTCAGGTTCCTCATCTTGATCACCTCTTGTTACGTGACGCTGATTCCTTGGATTTCTTGGCAAGTCGCTTAACTTCCCTCTCGGCGAACGCTATCACTTGCTTGCGCTCTGCGTCTGTTGGCGCAGCGAAGGCGTACATGTCGTCGTTGTACTCAGCCTTCTTTGCCTCAGATGTTCCACTTACCCAGCCAAGGCGTACTGCTGTCTTCGTCTGCTCGGTCACGCGCCGTCCGGCTAGCATAGCGCCAGTGAATGTCAGGGTCCTACGATCAGCAACTCTGCCCTTCTCGCGCCTGAACTCTGCATACCTCTCTGAGTATGCCGGCATTTTGCTGCCGTTCGACCCAACGCCACTATCTAAGCGCTGCGATTGGAGTCTCAAGAGGAACTGCGCGGATCGCTTCAAGAGGTCAGGGCTAAAGAGCTCGATCTTGCTGATGTCGATCGCAGTAACTTCGATGGGCTTAGCCAACAGCGGCCGCCTGGTTGGCCGCTTCCACTGAGGCTGGCGGGAACTCCTCGAGTTGTTCGGTACCGTACAACGGCGCCCACACGTGGCGGCAATTGTACCCGCCACCGCTAACGATGGGGTCCATGCCGGTCCCGTTGTCGAGCTTGGTTATCCCATCAGGGGTGACGTACTTGTTCACTAGCTCCTTGCAGAACGGCCTGATCGCGTCGTCGTTCGGCCCAAGATACACCCACGCATCTGGGTCAGTGCCTGCCGCTGCGATCACATTCTCTGCGCGATACGCATTCAGCAGCGCTGTGTTGGCGAGGGTCTTGATCTCGGCCGCGGTCGCGTCGTCCAGGCTGTGACCTACCTCGGTGAGTTCCTGCTGGATGATCGACAGCAGTTCGCCAGACACTTCGTCCGGAGAAATGCCCAGCTCCTCAAAGAGGAGATCCAGATCGTCGCCGGATGGCTCGAAGGCCATGCCTACTGGGTCTCACCGTTTGTTTTAGGTTCAGCCTCTTTCGCCTTCTTGCGATCTGCCAGCCTGGCAGCAACGAGAGCCCTGAGCTCACCTCCTGCGCCGACGATGGCCGGCTGTTGTGATTGCTGTGCTGTCGCGCCTCCCTGTATGCCAGCTGCTGCGTCTAAGACTGCCTGCGGGATAAGTGCCTTATTGAGGGCTGCGTTCTGTGCAATAATGCGTTGAGACTCTTCTGGTGTTTTATCAGGGAACTGCTCAATGAACAGATCAACAACAGACCGAATGCCCAGGGCCATCTGCTGTTTCTTGATGTCAAGTGCCGCCTGTAGCGCTGCCCCTGATTCACCGCCGCTGGTTACACCAAGCTCTGAGTTGACCCGCTTGTTGTCGTTGACCAACGCCACGGCTTCGTCGTTGCTCAGGTTTGGTTTGTCGTGCTGAATAAGGGATATCGGAGTCTCTAGCGACATGGCAACGCGCTCCCTGTCCAGAGCAAGCTTGATCTGTTGCTCCTGCACGGTCAGTTCAACATTGACCGGCGCATAGTCGATCTCTGGTTGAGCCTCGGAGGGCCATTCGATCATGTCGCCTTCGATCGCATAGTCGTCGCTATCGTGCGTGAGCGCGTAGTTCCAAACTGCCGCCACAACCCCATACATCTCGAGGTCGCTGCGTTCGTAGATAGGGAGCTGTCTCCTGCGCAGCTCCATAAGCCCTTCCTTGCGCACTCTCAGGCTGAACCCGCTTGTCACGTCTCCAGTGAGCTCGACGCGCGTTAGTCCATAGTTCGCCAGCAACGACGACAGCTTGTCGTTGATGACCTGCCGTAGGCCAACCCAATCGCTCTGACTGTTGAACTGCCCAACGTTCACCGGCGTCCCGTCTGGCGATCTGATCTCCAGCATCGCACCAGTGCCGCCCTGCTGGTTACCTGCCGCCTCGACACGACCGCTTGCCCACTTCTGCTGGATGGCGTCAGTCCGGAAGAAGTGGTTGATCTGCGTCTCGAGGCTGGCGATCGTGAGAGTGCCCTGGTACAGATCGTTGCCGCTCGTCGTGTCCCATATGGTCGACGTCGGCCACCTGCGCAGGTAGATCACCCCAGGCAAGATAGGGACACCGTCCTCGTCGACGTATGGGTTGATCCCATCTACGCCGAACTCCTTCGAGATGTCATTACCATCTGCGTCTAGAACCCTATGCGCCGGACCAGCCGGGTCACGAGACCAGAAATGCCAACGCTCTAGCGTGCGTGAGGTGTCGATCATCGACTGGCGGTAGGCGTATGCGATCGCTCGGGTTGGGTCGTGCTTGTCTT